GGAAATTTCTTATATCGTCGGTGACGCATCACGTTGCCGTCATTACGTCCCTTAGAGTCTTTCTGAGCGAACCGAGCAAAGGTCAGGTTCTTCTTTGCCACGGGCAGCATCTTCGATTGGATCGTGAGTGCGTCTTCGGTACTCAGGTCACCATAAAGATTGCCACTAGTGGTTGCGTAGGCACTAGTTGTAATAGCCATTTCTAATTCCTTTCAATAGGTTAACCCCCGGTCAATCCTGCCCAAAATGCAGCTTTGCTTTGAGGGTCGCTTACTCTTGGTTTTGGTCTTTCGGGTGAGGCTTTGCGAGAAATGACTGTCGATGCAGTCTTTCTACGCTCTAATTTCGCCTTTTCGGAACTAGATGGGTCTTCAATCGGCTGTTCACTAGACGGTCCTGTGGCTTCGTCCGGGTACTCAAAAAGGAATCCTCTAAGTAAGTCCACAAAGCCTTGCGGATTACTGAAATCGGTCACTACCCCCTTTCTCCAATCGTTTGCAAGTACCCACTGTGCGAACACCGGGCTGTCGAAATCAATCGTAGATGAGTTAGTGATTCCTAGTTGTTCGTTTGCCAGACGATGACGTAGGCTCAAAGCCTCTTGAACTTGCCGTTTCTGTCTTTCCTTGCGGAACTCTTCAATCTCGGGGTTCACCGTGCTTTGCATCTGTTGAATGCGCTTGTCAAACAGGGTGGTCATCCCTCGAAGTAATTCTGGGAAAGCCTCTAGTTCCTCTCGAACGTCCTCTGGTAACTCCTGTAGCAACGTGGCTATATCTGAGACAGCAGGGGTCTTCTCCTGCGTCCTTGGAGCACTCTCTTCAGCTTTCTGCCTAGGGGTCTGTAGGTCTTTAAGCTGACCTTCGAGTTGTTCGATCAGATCATCCTTCGCTTTGTTTTCACCCTTTAACTTGGTGATAAACTCCTGCGAATCTCGGAACCGCTTTGCTAACTTGGGGTCAGCTTGCGGTGGCTCTTCAGCTTGTTCCTCCGGGGGGTCATCCGTAGCAACTTCAACTGGTTGGGTTTCTTCTTCCTCTACAACTGGTTCCGGTTCCGGAGCAGGAGTAGCAGGTTTTCCGGTCACGATCTGTGACCACATTTCATCACGAGAAGGTTCTGCAGGGGTCGTATCCTGCATGTTAACGTCTTCTGACATTGTCACTTTGTTTAGAGAGTTTAAGTACGAAGTCTGGGTAATCCAGCAACTCCTGTAGGGCCTGTATACGACCCACCCTCAAGTTATGCTGTGGCAACTCCTCTGGGGTCACCAGCAACTTGAGTCGGTCTGTTTCCTCCTGAATTCGGATTTGGAGAACCTCCTGTAGGTGAAGCCATAGCTTCTGACCTCGGAGGACTTCCATCTCGTCCACGGTTATTGGGTACTTCTGGTCTCTGCTGTGCTGCCAGTTGTTCACTTCGCATTTCCTCTAGAACGTTGACTAGTTCTTGTTCCTGTTGTGCTTGGGCCTGTTCCTGTTGTAGTTGCTGCTGGTTTCTCATTTGAGCCATTTGCTGGGCTTCCTCCTTCAGCACAATAGATAAATCACTGAAATCAGAAGGTTGTACAGGTTGACCCATCTCCATCATCTTTAGAATCCTCTGGATCTCCAGTTCTCGTCGTTGCTTGCCGATGGAGTTCCTCTCCTCTAGGGCAGCATCCAATCGCTTGAGTGCCTCTTCAACTTGTCCTTTTTGCTTTTCCTTTTGACCCTCTATTTGTAGCTGCATCTGCACTTGCTGCATCTGCGACTGCTGGTCTTGTTGTTTCTCTTCTGGGGTCTTTAGTAGCTCATCAGGCTCTAGGTTGAAGGCATTCAAGATCGGCTTTGCCAAACGCTCGATCCTCATCTCCTGTGCTAGTTGGGGTAACTGCTGGAGAACCTGCATGAACTGCAGGAGTTGTTGGTTATGGACCTCTTCTGCGATGTAGCGTTCGTAGCCCGTACACAAGGCTTCGGCATCACAATGTAATTCCGGATCGTCCGTATCCACCAAGATCCAACGATAGATCCCGGTTAGGGCGTTCTTCATCATGTTGGAGATCGACTGCACCACTGCTGCTGTGGCCCGATTCTGATTAGAATTCAGCAGGGACATACCTGTTGCGGTACGAGTCTGATAGCTTGCTGTCTGTCCCATACCGATGGGGGATTGGCCTGATGCTAGGTTTGCCTCTCGTTGCAGGAACTGCATCAACTCCATCAACCCATTGGTCACGTCCGGAATCAGGATCGGTCTGAAGGCACTAGATACGTCTGCACCCGGAGCAAACTGGAAGACCTTTCCGGGGTAGAGGTCCGTAGGGTCTTCGTTTGGTGCGAGTTGGCTTGCGTCTACCCCGACCATCGGGACAGATGATAGTTCTTTGCCTTCGACATACATTGCCATCGTAAAGTTGATCAGGGACTGTAAATCCCGAATCGACCAGTAGATGCCGTCACCCCAGATCGAGTGGGTGTTGTCGTGCCAGTAGCTGAAGTGATAGGGCAGAACCCCGTCATAAGGATTCTGAACAGCCTTGATTACTCGGTCCCCGAGGACCGTGATGCAGACAGAAAGTAGGTCCGTCTCAGCCATAATCTCAGGGTCTATGTATCCCTCTAGATCCTCCTTGTCCAAGGTGCCCCAGAACTCGAGTAACTCGTACTCCTTCTCGTACTCTTGATAGGACTCCTGATGAGGGTTGATCGGCCTAGGCAGATCGCTTTGCTTGGAGTATGTTCTGTTCTGCAGAACGTCTTGGACTGCCTCTGCGTTGTACCCGTCCTGATCCGTCAGTAGCTGTCGTACCTGCACACTGGAGAGACTTGTCTTCTCGACGATATAGGACAGATCGCTATAGTTCGTAGCCTCTGGTGACGGATAGAGGTTAAAAATACTGACAAACTTCGCAGAAGGGATCTGGACTGACTCTACTGCACTCTCGATGTTCTCCAGCCGACCTCTGAACTTGCCGGAATAGACCGGGTAGTTCCTACGAATCAGTACCGGGGACTTGAGGACTCCTGTACCGTGTAGGCACATCTCGTGGACTGCCTTACCAATCTCCACTGTAAAGTCTGTCTGGTCCAAGATGTCCCTGATCCGGTCCTCCATGTTCTTGGCCCGGTCTCGGAATATCTCGTGGAGTGGCAAATGTTTCGAGAGTTCGTCTATATAAAGGGTTCTCTCCTTGTCCGTCATCTGGGGCATTTGCTCTGCCATCTGGTGTATATCGGCAGGAACAAACCTCGGCTGTCTAGACGGTTTAATCGTGAACGGGATCTTGTTGTTCTGGAAGAGCATCCCGTTGATTTTTATATGAGCACTGGTCACCTCTCGACGGGTCAGGTTCATATACGGAGGTGATGCCCCGGAATGCTTTGTCAAAGTGTCTACATAGATCCCGTTGTAAGCATCTTCTGCAGGTAACCACCGATCCGTCTCAATAGCTGTCCGATAGTCACGAGCATCTTCGTACTTATTACGAATCAGGGTGGCTAGACCGTCTTCTAGCTGATCCGGTTCCCCGTTAGGTACTTCTTCAGTCGGATTGTATTCAGCCAAGGTCTCCCTCCAGTTCCTCTAAGTATTCCAAAAGATAATCACCGACCTGTTCGTGCAGATCCTGCAGTTCGAAGCTTTCGTGCTCTTCTTCTTCCTGCTTTCTCGTGATCATCTCCCTCCAGCTTTCAAAGACTCTTGTATTAGACATAGGAAAAATTCCGGTATTCGTGTCTTCTCGGTAGAGGTCGTTCAATCGCATAGTTTGTCATCGAGGGACGAATCACTGCTCCCCAGCAAGCTAACCCTAGAGCCATCACACAGTCATCATGGGCACCTGTGTTTGCTGCCTCTTTGCCGTTCGGGAGAGTAACAAAGGTCATCATCTCATCAACTAGGGTACGATCTCGGATCAGGACATCTTCGTTACGCAACAACTCTCGAATCGTGTCCACCAACTGGGGTCGTGACTTGACCGTGGTTAGGAAACCGACTCGCTTCGTGCGCTTTTGTCCTCTCTCGTCTAGTCGTACTTCGTTATAAAGGTTTGAGTAGTTATGTTTGTCGAGTAAAGCCCGGAGGGTGACTAGACCGTGGTTGTTGCGTTCCACCACCATCAAGGCTTCGTTGTAGTACTGTCCAAGGGAAACAAGTTTCCAAGCCAGTTGGTCCGGATCTGTTTTGACTCTTAAATGAGCCACCTGTTCCATAGTTAGAGCGTCTAAAACAACGGCAACCGACCAATCCGTGTCTCGGTCATTTATTTCGATCCCTTCCGCTACGTCTGCCCCGATCCGGTATTCCCGGTTCTCTATCGGGTGTCGGAAGATATGAAGTTCACCGTTATCGTGCGGCTCTAGTGCGTAGATCGGGTTCTGGTTAGCTGTCTGGTTGTATCGATTCGTAGGTAGTGTGTAGACTTCTGGTTTCTGTTCTGTCGAGATTCGTTGTCGTATTCTCTCCAGTACGTTCCGATCAAAGACCATCCGTCCCGAGGCTAGGAATGCCTCCCTGTCTGATGTGGGATAGTCCTGATGGAATTGATCGAGTGAACCTTGGCAGTTCACATCAATCGATAATCGTCTCCACTTCAGATGCTCTAATGAGACCTCGAAAGTTTCGATACCTGCATCGCCTAAGTCGTAGGTAATGCTTTCTTCCAGTAGCCTCTCTTCCTCTTCTGAGCCGTACCGGGGTTCTTTGCCGATAGAGGCTCTAAACTCTTCCCTTTCCGTCTCGGAGTCGAAGGGTAGCTGATAGTCGTTAAAAACGTACCAAGGGAAGAAGCTACTTTCCCACCCACCCTTACTCTCTCCGTTTGCTGCTGACCAGTAGGACTGATAAAAGTAGCCACCCATTCCTCGTGCGGTGGATTCGACCAGAACCTCTGTACCTTCGGCAATCGCTACGTTTCTAAGGAGGGCACCAGCATAATCAAAGGCATTCTCTCCCCATCGGGATACTTCCGAGCAGTGGAGGTGCTTGATCTGGTCCCCGACGATGTCGGTTCCCCCTGCTGTGCCTAGTCGGAAACGGACGTTTAAGTCTGAAAAAGAAAGTTCTCGTTTACCAGAATAGCCTTCCTTCGGCCTCAATGGTGCCGGGTAATGCTTGAGCATCAACCTCACCATATTAAAGAGGGTCACTGTCGTTGGTTCGTCGTGGGCTACAATTGCAACCCTCATATTCTGCCCGATCAAGGCTGATCGGAAGAATCTGGCTAGACAGTAGGTGGATAGTCCTGATCGTCTGGGTTTGAGGACTACCTGACGGACAAATCCGGTCTCTTTTCTTTGTTTTTCACACTTAAAATGCAGGATTCTTTGGACGTTGTTCAGTTCGAATGGGATTAAATCTCCGGAACCGAACCTTTCGATCTTAAACTTCTGGAAGTGCCATAGAGGATCGCTTTGGATCTTTCTTAGTACGGCTTGAAAGGCGTTTTCGGATGAATTCATCGGTCACCACCCAAATCTTGAAGCCAAAATTTTCGAAAATTGTCTCAACAAAGGATTTGTTATAGGGTGGAAACGTCCGATCTCTGCAAAAGATGACTCCCCGGATCGGTCTGTCGGGGTTTACGAACTTATGGACCAGCATCTGTCCAAGGAGTTCCTTCCAATTATCCCATTTCTTAGCTTCTATGATCGTCTGGTTGATCACTAGGTCCGCTAATCCGTAACTAAAATAGACTTCTCGCTCACCTCCGAGGTTCTTTTGGATAAAGCCGATAACCTCACTTTCCAAAATGTTAGGACGGAAGTATGCAGAAGTTTTTTTGATATTCTTTTCAGGCTTCATTTACTCTATTTGGCGGTAATTATAGCATGTAAAGAATAAGTTACAAAGGGATCAAAGGCCGAAAGCTTCTAAGGATGAAGAGAAAAGGCCGGAATTCCGCAGCAAAACACGCATTTGTTCTGCAATCTGGCGTACTTCAGTTTGAGCGTGAGTACTCGCCCGAAGCTTGTAGAAATGCACAAAGTTGCGGAAATTGTAGGTCACGCAGTAGCGTATTTGGTGGGCATAAGGTAGGAGAAAACGAGCAGATTCTTTGGCTCTGGCTCTTGAGAGTCCTGCCGCTTCCAAGTCCTTCAGAAAAAGATGATAATTACGTTGAGCCTGACGAATCATATTGGAGGCAGACTCTTGTAAAGTATCGGGCCAGTCTTCGGGAATGTAGTAGCTGTCTCGTTTCAACTCCTTGTACCGTGCTGACTCGGAGTTGATTGAGAGTGTCCTGTGCTTGAGGAAGTGGATGTGGGTCGCAATGTCTGATTGGACCCGGAAGGTAATCATCGAGTGCTCGAACGGAGTCCCGTGTTCGTTCATCGCCAGAAATTTAAGCAAACTGGGGATACGATGTTCTGTCTCGGGGGTGATCTCGGTGTCCGTGCTAGCCCAAGCTGCACGAGCATGGGCATAATCCCCACCTGAGACCTCTACTAGTTCAACAGTATTGTCTGTCCTCATTTCTTAGATCGTCCGGGTTGGTTTCTGGCTCTATTCGTGCTGGCTTTTTCATTCACTAATCGTCCTGATTTTGTGTGTGACTTGTCGTAGCCCTTCGGACTAGGCTTAGTCCGGTTAGCTTGGTTCAATTCGGCCCTATATTTCTTACGTTCGGGGGTCGAATGGTACTCTGAATCGTACCGTTTCTTAGCTTCTGAGGCTTTTCCTTTACCTTTTCCGGCTAGTTTATTGCGTCTTTGGGGTACTTTTTTCATATTCCTCCTTAAAATCGTTAAATAGAAAATTGGGTCGGTGTGGAAATGGCTGGAGTCCCAAAAATATAGAGGGTGGGGGGCTTTTGGTCCCCCTCCCCCCTTCAGAAAAATGGACTTTTTTTGATGGATCGATCATTTCTTTTGGGGGTCAAATCAAAGCGGAATCGATGGACAAGCCTTCAGCCTGACCCACCGTCCAGCCCAGCAAACGCCTGACCTGCTGACCGATTTGACCTGACCTTCTGATGTGTTGTCAAAAGGTCAATCGTGCTAAGTCACTGATTTCTTTTACGCTTTCTTCGGATCGTCAAGTAGCTTTGCCAATTGTGCCTCATAATCTACCATGTCAAAGTCTTTCGATTGACTCTTCTTCATCGTCTCGAGAATGCGTGTTGCCAGTGGCAAATTACCGCACTCCACGGCATTTTTTAGAAGGTCCATTTGGACTGTAAGCAGATCATTAGCGGACCACTTCTCTGCTTTTAACTGCAGTCGAGAAGCTTCCGCTCGTTCGAATAACTTTAGCTTATCAGCAAGCACACTTAGCACACTTGTTGCAGCACGAACGTCATCCGCTTCGTCAGCTTTGGCATATTGTTTGTGCAATTCGCTCGACAACCACAAAAAATCCAGAGACTGTAGTAGCTGCATTCTCTTTTCCTTGGTTTCCTGCACTAGTTGTCTCTTCGCTTCCTTAAACTCTGACATTGTCTCAGGTACTTTTGTTGTGGCTGGAATTAAGGTCACCCTCGTGCTTTTGGTGTGGTCTGCTGGCAAGGTATTTTTTCAGTTTAGCTGATTCTTTTAAGCGTCTATCTTTTTCTCTTTTGCTGGATGCTGATCCTTCGTAGAGAATCCGTTCAAGATCCACCAATCGGATGTAATTCTTCCCCTCAATCAACCTTACTGGTAGCTTCTTCCGGGCTATCCATTGGTCAATCGTCCTGCGCTCTAATCCCAATAACTCAGCAGTCTCTCTGGTGTCGAAGTGTGGCTCTGCTATGTGTTCACACAAAGCCACAAGTCTCTCCCAAGACCGTGCCATTCCAGCCTTATTTACTTTCCCGATCTGTCTCCGGACAAAAAGCTTTCTGCGGTGTGCTTAATCACTAAGACCTCATCATCAGTCCAGATGTAATTTTCCTTCTTACTTGGGTCTTTTAGCACTCGCTGCCACATATTATTTAAAGGCTGAAACAACTGCCACATTCGATTCATCATCTCCATGCCCTCGTCGTTAATTGACTTTGTAAACTCACTCATGCTTCTCCTGTTCTTGTAATAGTTTTTCAACGTAAAGGGTTGCATCCATCATCTCTTCCTGCAGATGCTGTAGCCACTGCACTACATTCAGATCTTTTCTATCCATGTCAGTGCCGTATTTGTTCTTTCCAGCTACTGCTCTGTCCAGATATTTATCCAGCACAGACTTCGTCACTGAATCCATCAGTTCAGACTCCAATCATGCATTTCTCTCCACTGCTCGTGCAGTACTCTCACAGAGTCTAGTCCAAGGCCCAGAGGGTTTAGCTCATCGTCGTAGATCATGTCCTCGTACTCCTTACTCAACTCCATAAAAGCCAAGAACTCGTTGTGGGGGAAGTCAGGATCTCCCTCGATCTCCTCGTAAGCCATCAGGTCTTTTGGTGCCTTCTCAAGGATGATCTCAGCTAGCCTACCCATCGACACAAACATAGCCTCTAAAGAATGCTTCGTCGCTAGGCTTTCTTCGTTTACAATCTCATCCTCAAAGCCTTCGAGGTCTGCGATCATGATCCTCGCTCTGGGATCAGCCTTGTCAACCTCACCCCGTCGATAAGTACATAAGTCTATCTGAGAGTCATCCTCGAATATCCCGGCATATTGCAAAGCGTCTTGTAGTGCCTTCCCACAAAAATTGTCCAAGTCTCTTTTGCGTTTATCTGGAGGGAATAAAGAAACCACCAAGGTCAATCGTGCTCCTTCCTTAAATTTCAATCCCTCGCTTTTTCTTTTCACTATCGAAACAACACGATCTCTCCACGTTCGTCCCTGCTCAGAGATGATCATCCTATTTC